AGCCTCGCGGAAGGCATGGAACAGGGCGCCCTGAACAATCTTAACGCCGGGCGGCGCTGCGCCTGACCCCTGCACCCGGTCGCAGACAACGTGGAAGGGCGAGCCTATCACGCCCTGGGCGAATGGCCCCTGGCGCCCGCGCATCATCTCGACCAGCACCGATTCGGCGGTCGACATACCCGCCTCAACCATAATGGCCTTGGCCTCGGTCATGGGCGGCGGGGCCGACGGGTTGAAGGCCGACACGTCACGCCCGGCCAGCCACGCCGCCACGCCCGCGAAGCCGCCCCGGTGGGCGTACCAATTCCACAAGGCCACGGCGTCGGCCTCCGGCAGGCGTTCGGCAGCCGCCCATAGGACGAACCAGCGGCGGTCATCAGAGGGCAACGATATGGACACGCGCTCGTTCGAAAAGGCCACCACCAGCACCCGATTGAGGGCCATATAGGGGTGCAGTCCTTTACGATTCACGGGCAGGTACTCGGGCGGGGCGGCGATGACAGGCTTAAGGTGATTCTCCAGCGCCCGGCGGTCACGGGCCTCGGACTGGCGCAGTTCGGCGATCTCCATCACCTCGCATTCCAGACCGTAGCCCCACTGACTGGTCAGGTCTTCATTCTTGACCAGCGAACAATTCAGTTTGGCGGGGCCGCCGATGGCCCAGAAAAACGGGGCCAATAAAGTGTCTTTGCCAGAGCCTGGCTTGCCGCCCAGCAGCACGGCGTGATTAATTTTGTGACCGGGGAACTGAACTTTATGGGCCAATACGTTCAGGAGATGCTCACGCTCAAAGTCGAGCGGAACCATGCGCTCGAGGTGGCGCAGCCAGATGCTGACGTCGCAAGCCACGGTCGGCGGGCGGGCGGCGCGCCAGCGGTTGCCGTAGACCAGACCGTCCTTGGTGACCAGCACCGACTCGCCAGCGGCGTAGGTAATGCCGACCAGCGACTTGGCGCCAGCCGCCTGGCGGTTCTCATCGAAACAGACCGACGCCTCAACCCGGCGCTTGGTCTTGCCGGTGACGTGAACCGACTCGCACCTGATGTGACGAAACAAGGCGTTGAAGGTGTTGCGGGACAGTTCGCGTCTGTCCTGCATATCGAAGAACGCCTCGTCGTCTTGCAGGTACGCGAAACGCTGATACCACTTAGACTTCTCGACCCGGCCCAACTCTTTGCGCTCAACCTCGGCGATGATCTCGGCGGCGGCGTCGGGGTACTCAGGGCTTGGTTTGATCTTGGCGAGGGCCAGTTCCAAATGGGCGGCCATCAACTCGTCGCGCAGGCCGGGGGCGTGGCGGGGGCCGCCCTGGTCGGCGACCCACTGCATATAGGTGTTGCTGTCCAGATCGACGCAGTGGCCGTGCATACAGCAGAACGCCCGGTTCAGGGGCATATACCTGCCCTCTGGGTTGCCGTCGGTATGCTCGGCGCTATTCGGGCAGATGACCCCGGCCCAGCCCTCGACGTTGGGGCGCGACAGCAGCAGACCCTGGCCGGACAGCCAGACCAGCACATCGTCGGCGCCATCGTCGGCCATCCGTATCGGGCGGGGGCCGGAGGACTCAGCCGGGCCGGGCGTCACCTCAAGGGCGGCGCAGATGTCGGCCAGCAGGTACTCGCGGTCGGGGTGGAACTCAGTTAGCCGGGACGCGAACTCAGCCCGGTCGGGCTTCAGGTTGACGGAGCCGGGCAGACGGAAGTTGCGGACAGGGTTACAGGCGCCGGGGTCGGTGTAGCCCGCAGCGGCGACGGCCTTGATGGCAGCGGCGAACTCGCCCTTGGGCGGCTGCTCGCTGAAGACGTAGCCCCACTGAAAATTATTGGGCGAGGTCTCCATGATCCAAGTCGGCGGCAGCGGCGGGGTCTTGGACTTAGTGCCGATGTCGTCCAGCACCATCACGGCCACATACTCACAGTTGGCCGACGACGCCGACACGCGACCGTCCTCAAAACGGTCGACGATAAAGGAGGCGGTGTTGCCGTACCATGCCTCGCCCTCACGAACGCCGTGCGACGGCAGGTAAGACGGCCAAGTGGCCTTGACGGCCCCATCGGCGTGATACTGCCGTTCGCCGCCACGTAACTGTGGTTTTTGGCGCACAAGTAGCATTGTTTCGCCCTCGGGCGCTAATCCGGTGATAAACTCTAGAAATTGCACGTTGTCATCCTTTGCGCCGCCCCTGACCGGGCGGCGTTTTTATTTGCCGTATCTCGGCATCGACTTGATACCACAGTCCAGCGGCAGGCCAGTGGCCCATGCTGGCGGCGTAGTCATCACTCTACGCACTTCCTCTTCTGAGCCGCCCTCGACGACGATCTCGTCGTGAACGTGCAGAACCACATCATCAAGCTGGCGCAGCGCGTAGCGCAGCAGGTCGTTGGCGACAGCCTGGGTGACATTCTCGCAAGCCAGACCCTTCCAGAGTCGGGCGCGGGGCCACTCGGTGGCGTCCTGCGCGGGCTTCCACGCTGCCTTGGCGTAGCTGATGCCGTCGTCCTCCAGCCGGGCGAAGGGGTAGCATAGCACCCGGCCTGAAGGTAGAGCGTACCAGAGATGCAGGCCGTCGAACAGGTAAGTTATCCGCCCGGCGGTGAACTCCTGCCCCCGGTTCCGCATCGCCCTGGTGTACTGCTGCTCCAACTGCGACCAGAAGCCGACCGCCCACTGATTGTTGCGGCGCCATGCGTCGACCATGCGCTTAGAGTCGGCCTCGGACAGGCGCACACTGTAGATGCGAGCCATCGACGCGAACGCGCCCACGCCGCCAGCAAAGCCGCAGGCCAACTCCTGAACCTTGCCGATCTGGCGCTGCGCGGACTCGCCGTCACGGTCGTAGTCGGCCTTGATGTCGTCATAGGTACGGTTGAACGTGCCAGATGCGTTGACGATGTAGGGGTCAAGGCCCGACTCGAAAACGTCCAGCTTAGCCTGACCCTTACCGGACAGCCAAGGGTTAACCCGTGCCTCAATGGATGACCAATCGGCGACGACGAACTGCCGACCCTTGGCCGGGATCAGCGCGGGGCGCAGCATCCCCCGGAGAACGTCGGTGACGCGCTTGCCGAACTTGGGGACGATGGCGTGACCCCGGCACATGGCGGCGCGGACATCCTCGGGGGCTTTAGCGCACTTGCGGGTGAAGTTGTGAACCTGGGCGCCGTAGCTGCTGGCGCGGCCAGTAGCTGAACCTCCAGCAAAGACGAACGCGCCCCGGACGCGACTGTCCTCCTCGTCGGCCAGTTGGGCGAGTCGGGCGAACTTGGCGACTGATGACGCCCACAGGTCGTCGGCGCACTGGATGATCTCCTGAACGTCGGGCGGCACTCCGTCGCAGTTGAGCAGGTTGGCTCGGACGGTCTTGTCGATGCTGACCTTATCATCCTTGGTCATCAGAGCGCGGGCCTCGGGGCCGACGCGATCCCAGACCCACTGGCGCATCTTAGGCGACCGCACAGAGGTCAGTTCGCCCTCGGACACCTCACTGACGATCTGGGCGATCTCAGCGGCCTCTGTGGCGGCGTAGGACACCGCTGCGCGGCAGAGCGGCACATCGACCAGGACGCCACGGTCGTTGATGCGCTCGTTGACATGGTAGTCCAGTAGTTCCTCGTCCGACAGCGGGCGCATGGCCTGACTGATGACCCGCATCGCCCGGACATCCTGTTCGCAATACTGGATCATCTCGGCGGTCAACTCAGCCGACTCCTGGTACGGTGGGACGCACATCTTGCGGATCAGGGCAGCGCCCCGGTGGTCTTTCTTCATGGACGCGCCCATGAACCGGCCTACGTCCTCCAGCGACCCTGGCGCGCAGTTGGCGCGGGCCTGCGCGGCGGTGCAGTAAAAGGACTCCAGCGGGATGTTGACCTGCAAGACGTACCATAAGATCAGCCGCTCGAAAGCGGCGTTGTGGGCCATGATGCGGTGGCCGGTGAAGTCAGGTAATGGCTGGCCTGGGAGCCAAGTCACGACCTCGCCATCGTCGACGGCGTAGGACATACACAGCACCTCGGTCGTTAGGTCTTGCGCGTAGTTGTAGACGCCGCGACTTTTAAGGTCGCAGGTAGAGCGGGTTTCAAAATCGAGATATATGTTGCTCACTCACACGCCCCAACGAACGGCGCGGCCTTTGTCACCACCAGCCTTACGGGCTGAGGTCATCCAAGTACCATGTCTCACTGCATCTAAAATATTTTCAGAGCGCGTACCCCAGCATAGATTTGCGAGTCTATTGTCCGCAGGGTCTCCGTTCAAATGGCGGCACTCATACTTATCGGAGGCAGGGCCAGCAAACGTCAACAACACTAATTTGTGAACACACTGACTATTCCCCCGTCCCAAAGCCACACTCAGATGACCGCTAGGCATACGACCCGGACGCAAAATGCGACCTTCGGCATAACGTCTAAAAGAGCGCACGCGCCCTTGATTGCTGACTTCATATCCGCCGTCATACCCCGGCACAAATTTCCAAATTTCCATAGCACGGTCTCCTTTTCAATGCCCACTCTTGCGAATGGACATCAGAAAGCAATTAAGCAGCTACGCGACGACGGCGCCCGGCTGGCGGCGCCTCTGGCTCTGGCTCACCATCCATGCTAATCCATTCGGCAAGTTCAAACACCGGGGTGTAAATCTTGCCGTAGGACTTGTGCTGATAGTGATCCTTCTTCAGCTTGACAACGGCGACGGGCTTGGTCTGATCCTTCTCGACCTGCTCGGCCAGCGCGGCGGCAATGGCCTGGACGCCACGCTTACCGCCGACCGAAGTCGTGGTGTAGCGCACTTCCATGCCCTTGTCGTCGCCCGACAGGCACTTAAGGCTCATGCCGATCTGCTGCTCCCAGCCACGCTTGGCCGATGGCGGCGCGTCTTCGATCTCCGGCAGCGGCTGGCTGACGGCAACCATCTTCTCGCCAAGCACCTCACCGTCGCCCCAAGCGATAAAGCCGTGGACGAAAGAGAAGGGATTGACGGCCCAGGTCGAGTCGTCCTCGACCTCGGTCTGGTCAGCGCCGAACACCCAATGGCCGGTCTTGTCCATCTTGAGGATGACAACACCGGATGGGCCAGCCGCCGACACGGCCATGCTTTTGAGAGCAGTGGAAAGGGTACTAATAGCTGGCAGACCAGCTTTGGAGAACACTGAAAGATTACTCATGATTACCTTTACGATAGTTTAGAAAGATGGGCAAGTCGTTTGCCCAACAGCAGAACCTCGGGGCGCGGGTCATCCACGCTTGCCAAGGTGTTACCCGAGGAGATGGCGACCACCACATCAGCAGGAAGGGCAATCTTGCGCTTTTTAAGCACCTTCTCAACCTTCGCTGGCGACATGATAGATGTCTCCATCACCTCAGATTCGTCGAGGCCCAACGCGAACAGGGCGACCTTGGCCTTGTCCTCGTCAGTCCATTGCCTAATCGCCCGCTTGGCGACCAGTTTGTACTCTGGCAGATTGGCCCCGGACTCCATCATGGAGAGCGCCAACTCTCGCAGGCTGGAGATCCAGGTCTCCAACAAATCCGCGTTTTTTAAGTAGGTGCTAATTTTTCCCGCATCTAAATTGTCCAGCTTGATGGCCAGCGCCCGGTCGGCAGCGCCTGTCATCTGGGGGCAGATGGGCTTGGCGGTGCAGAACCGGCAGTGATCGCCAACCGTAAGCTGCGCGTCAGGATAGGACGACTGCTTGACGGCCTGCACCAGATCGCGCTCGAACTGACGAATACGCTCGGGCGTGGTCACCCAGCGCCGTGCTGCTGGCGGCTGGATGATGACGCACTCCACCTCGGTCGCACCCTCGAACGCCCAGGCCGACTCTGGCGTCCGCATGGCAGCCGCAGCGTAGAACATAAGCTGGGCGTTCTCCTCGGCGTCGACAATCACGCCGTCACCGAACTTCCAGTCCAGCACAACGGCGCGGTTGCCGATCCGACCGATCAGGTCAGTCGAGCCGAACACGCCCGGCAGCAGATCACCAAAGCCGACACGGGTCTCGGTGGCAAAGTTCATCTCCTCCTTGGGGTCGACTTCGTTCAGCAGCGCCAACGCCGACTTCAGCTTCTCGCAGTGGTCGTCGTCCAACACGATGCCGTTGAAGGTCTTGCCCAGCAACTCGTACGTGCTGGCGTCGCCGTCGTTGACCAAGTAGTCGATGGCAGAGTGCAGGGCCGTACCCTCGGCCATGTACTTGTTCTCGGCTTGGGGCGGCATCTTGGCGACCAGCGCCACGCTGCCGGGGCAGGCCATCACACGCTTGGCGGTCGAGCCGCCAACGATCTTACTGTGCTGCATCTTCTTCTTTCTTGCTGACGGTGATGATTGAAGGGATATTGCTATACCGAGTGTCGATCTCGTTAAAGCTGTAGCCTTCGATGAGAGAGTTGGCGTGTGCCAGGATGACGCGCTCGATTTCGGCGCGGGTGAATTCGATCTTCATAAACTTTACTTTCGTTGTTACCCGGATTGGGTGAACGAATAGTAGCACGAAATAACCTTGTGCAAATATTTTTTTCTGTGATAAAGTTCGTCACATGGAAAAACACATTGAAGCCTACCTAGTTAAGCGGGTCAAAGCGCTCGGCGGCATAGCGTACAAGTGGCGCGGCCACGGCGGCGCAGCCGACCGCATCATCGTCCTGCCCGACGGCACGGTCTGGTTCGTAGAGGTCAAGACCATTGGTGGTCGGCTGTCTGCGCTCCAGAAGGTCTTTGCCGCCGACATGGCGCGGCTCAAACAGAAGTACACCGTGCTGTGGACTAAGGAACAAGTAGATGAATTTACGTCCCTACCAAAATGATGCGGCGGACTTCTTGTTCGCCAACGACCGCGCCATGATACTGGCGCCGGTCGGGGCAGGCAAGACCGCCATAACGCTGACGGCCATGCAGGCCATGCTGACCAGCGGCCATGTCAGTCGGTTCCTCGTACTGGCCCCCAAGCGTGTGGCCGTTAGTGTCTGGCCGACCGAAGCCAAACTGTGGGCGCCCGCCTTGCGCGTTAGTGTGGCCGTGGGGACGCCTAAACAGCGCGAGGCTGCGTTCAGATCAGTCAGTGAGGTGGTAGTGACCAACTACGACAATTTGCAGTCCTTGCCCGCCCTAAGTTTTGACGGCATTGTGTTCGACGAACTGACCCGGTTGAAGAACCCCAGCGGGGCTAGGTTCAAGGCGCTCAACAAGATGCTGGACTGCCCTGTAAGGTGGGGCTTGACAGGCTCGTTCACCAGCAACGGGCTGGAGGACGTGTTCGGCCAGTGCAAGATCGTCGATCAGGCGCTGCTGGGCCGCAGCAAGGGCGCGTTTCAGCAGCAGTATTTCTTCCTGGTCAACAAGGATTTCAACCAGTGGGAGCCGCGCCCAGGTGCGCTGGAGCAGGTCATGGAGCGCATCAAGCCAGCCACGTTCGTGCTGGAGCCGGGCGAGTACAAGGACAAGCTGCCCCAACTGCACACAGTGCCGGTGCGGTTTGACATGGTCAACCGCAAGCCTTACGACCAGATGAAGAAGGAGTTCGTGGCGCAGTTCCCTGACGCCCAGGCTGTGGCCGTTAACGCTGGTGTGGTCACGGCCAAGCTGCAACAGATGGCGTCCGGGTTCGTGTACGGCGACTCGACGGTCTGGTTCGACTCGACCAAGTTTGACGCGCTGGACGATTTGCTGGACGAGAACCAACACGCCAACACCATCATTGCGTACACCTACAAGGAAGAGTTGGCCGAACTTAAGCGCCGCCATCCTCGCGCCGTAACGCTGGACGAGCCAGACGCCATCGAACGCTGGAACGCTGGCAAGGTTGAGCTGCTGCTGGCGCACCCTAAGTCAGCAGGCCACGGCCTGAACCTGCAACATGGCGGCAGCAAGATCATTTTCTTGTCGCTGCCCTGGTCGCTGGAACTGTACGAACAGACCATTGGGCGCCTGCACCGCAGCGGCCAGCGGCACGACGTGTGGTGTTACGTCATGGTGGCGAACAAAACGGTCGACGAAAAGATATGGACGGCGCTCCATGACAAACGCGCCATTTCTGACATCGCACTGGAGGCATTGAAGTGAACCGACTCACACAACTGAAGGCAAGGCTTAGAGCAGCCCAAGCCGAACTTTTGATCCGCACCCGGACGCATAACAGCGCGTCACGGGCCTATAACAAGGTGACCGCCCATATCACCGAACTGGAGAAGAGAATTGCTGACTTGGAGAAAATTTCAAAGTAACCTGCCCAACTACAGTGAGGCTGATTTACTTGCCTTGCTGGATGAGGAGAAGTTGAAACACCGCAGAGTGTCAATGCTGGAGCGTATTCACCAACGCTATTGCACCTTACGCGCCAACCGGGAACGGCTGGAAATTTTGAAAGAAGGAAAAAAACCATGACATTGACGCAACAATTAAAACGAATCATCAGGCGGCTAACGCCCGTCGAGATGGCAGCAGCAGAACTGGCTGACGCCGAACTGCACCGCCTGGAAGCCCACACTGCGGTGGAATACGCCACCAGTGTTGTCAGCTACGAAGACGCCAGGATCAAGCGCCTGCGCAAGTTCTTGTCTGATGCGGAGAAAGCAGTATGAGCATCCTTGATGAGATTAAGGTCAACCGCACCCCGACGCACATTGTGCAAAGCGCCAGCTTGGAACTGAATCAAAAGACTAAGGAAATCATGGGTGCATACGTTGAGCGCCAAAGACGCCCTGGTGAAGTCAAAGCCCCAGAGAACGACCTGTGGCAGCGCGGCCAGTACCGCACCGGAGACGGTGACTACACCGCCCAAGTGCCACGGGCAGGTAGCCTTGTGGCTTTCAGCTTGCCAAGTAGGGGGAACAAGACATGACCAAGGATGACATCATCAAGCTGGCGCGGGAGGCTGGCATCGAGATAGCCGCCGATTCAAACGTGCGTGGCTTTTTTGACTGTATGGAACGCTTCGCCGCCCTTGTTGCCGCTGCCGAGCGTGAGGAATGTGCAAAGGTGTGTGAACAGTGGGATGCCACGCACCCGCAAAGACTGGCGGAAGCCATCCGTGCAAGGGGAACGGCATGACATGGCCTTTCCCAACCGAGTTGCCCCCGAACCGGCCTATCCCGCCGATGCCATTTAACCCTGCAAATCATGAGGATGCACCATGGTAACTAACACAGGAGGCCCAGCGTTTCCGACAGAACACACAGACACAAGCGGTCTTTACGACGGCATGACCCTGCGCGATTACTTTGCCGCGAAGGCGATGCTGGGGATACTTAATGATCCACACCGAGAAATAAACTACCCATACGACGCTGTTGCGTCTTACGCCTATTCCCTAGCAGACGCCATGCTTGCCGCGAGGGAACAGAAATGACAACACAACAACCCGATGCCCTGCGGCTGGCTGACATGATTGAAGCGTGTTGGGCACCCGGAAGCTACCCAGCCGCCGCCGAACTGCGCCGGTTGCATGATGAAGTGCAGCAACTTAAATCTGATTTAAGCGAAGAAGTTTTGATAAGCAACGCAATGCTTGAAGTGAAGGATGAGTTGTTGGCGGCGTTGAAAGACCTGTTGGCTGAAACTGGTGGCCTTAACCGCTCAGTTCGTGCCGCAATAGCAAAAGCAGAAAGGACAACGACATGAAAGACGATGACGAAAACCTTTTTGCCTACGGCTGGCTTGACACCGCTATTGCGATCATCTTGGCGCTATGCACACTCGCGGCGTTGTTCTTTGCGCTGGGGTATCTGCTATGAACGACGAAGCAGACACGCTGACGATTGTGTACCAGCGTGGTTTTGCAGATGGCAAGAAAGCAGCACAGCGCAAGCCGCTGACGAATGAGCAAATTAGCGCAGCGTCGAAAGGTCACATGACGAGAAATGGCTTTGCCCGAGCTATCGAAGCCGCCCATCAAATAGGAGTTGAAAAATGAAGTTTTATCCGCTGCCGCCGATTGATTTGGTGCGTGAACTGTTGAGCTATTGCCCTGAGACTGGCGTTTTTAAATGGAAAGTCACACTAAGCAACCGAGCAAAAGCTGGAGAAAAAGCTGGAGCGCCAAACACCAAAGGCTATGTGTCAATCAAAATCAATGGTAGGCAATACAAGGCACACCGCCTTGCATGGTTTTACGTCCATGGGGAAGACCCCGGCGATCATGAAATTGACCATAAAGATTTGAGCAAGGGTAACAATTGCATTGGAAACCTACGGCTTGCAACGCGTAAACAAAACAATGAAAACATGCCAACGCCAAAGAACAATACATCAGGAATTCGCGGTGTCAGTCATCAAAAGCAAGACAATATTTGGACGGCATACATCTACCATAACAAAAAACGTATTCATCTTGGAAGTTTCAGAAGTGTTGAGTCTGCCGCTTTAGTCCGCAGGAAAGCAGAGATTCAGATGTTCACTCATTCCGGCATTAAGGAGCAACCATGACTGACCTAAAACAAGCCGCGCAAGCAGTGGTAGATCGCTGGGACTCGCTGTCGTGGAGTTGGAGTGAGAAAACCCCAACTGCTAATTTGATAGCCGCTCTACGCACCGCGCTGGAGCAGGAGCAAGCCGAGCCAGTGTCTATGCGTATGCCAAAGGTAGGCGACCGGGTGATTTGCCTTGAAGACGAAAGCCTTGGGGAGGTTGTGTCTTTGACTGCTGGTGGATCGCCAGACATTACGTTTGAGGATGGCACCCGAGGGACATATTTGTTGCGCGAGTTTGCCGAACTTTTTGGCTATGTTGCCTCACCCCAGCAAGACGAACCACCCCAGCGCCAATGGGTAGGGCTGACGGATAAAGAAATTGAGGCTGTTGTTGAGCAAGTTGCAAATGGGAAATTAGTTGGAACAGTGCAAGAATTCAGAATTCGCTTTTCGAGAGCCATTGAAGCCAAACTCAAGGAGAAGAACACATGACAGAAGACGAAGCCTTTGAAGATTTGGAGAGACAGATAAAGTACCGCCTGGACAGCACCAGATCAACAGTGGTAGCTGATGATTACTACTGGATTCCGATTGACCAAAACACACCGACTGGCATGAAAGTCTTGTTGCTTGGCAGGTCAGGCGTGGCTACGATGGGACACTACGAAAATCAGCCTGGATCGCAGTTTTGGACGCATTGGGCTCCATTACCGAGAAAACGCCCTTGAAACGTCCCACCCAAAATCTTGAGGTGGTGTACACAATCAAACTCAGCAAGGTACAGCGTATTAAGCTGATGCAGTTGGGTGGGCCACAATGGATAAGGAATCAAATTGAGCGATCTACCGAACTTTGCGGCTTGGGAGCGAACGACATTGGACAAATTTGCTCTGGACGCCTACCTGAGACTACAAGCCCAGCAAGAGGCGCTTGAGCAACTACGGCAAGACCTGCGGGATGCTATGGCGCTGTTACGTAAATGTACGTGTGCCGCTGCGGTCAATGATTAGTGCTTGACGCCGAGGCTTGTCAGCAATGCTGATGTGCGTCCAGGCGTCGTACTCGCGGATGATCTGGTCATAGGGTAGTTTGAGCAAAGCCCTTACAACGGCGTCAGGAGCCATCCCAGGCACTTTAAAGTCAGCAGCTAGTCCTTGCCTATGCTGAGAGGTGTCTTTGCTGCCCACAGCGTCATTTACGGCCTTGGAGCGAAACGCTGAGTTGATCATTATTGGCTTGCCGCCCAATGTGGTTTTGACAGTCTCCAGAAACTCAGCCAGCCGCTTGATGTTAACCAACTCAGCAGCGTTTGGCGTGTTGTCCAGCAGCCGGTGGTCAGTGTGCGTCAACTCGGCAAGCGTAAAGTGTGGGGTCATTTTTTGCTCAACAAATCAGTTTTGGCTTGGCTGCCAGCAGAGGAACCAAAGTAGTAAGCAATGATGCCCGTCCAGGCTGTGCCAAGACTGCCCAACATCATCAAAATAGCGGGGTTGGCGCTGTCAATCTTGTTGAAGAACATCATCACCATGATGCTAAAGAATCCAATGGTGACAGCGCCAGCAAGCAATGGCGGCATCATTGAGCGAGTCGTGGCCTGCATATCTCTTGCGCTCTTGCGGTCTTCAACCTCTAGCTTTTCAAAGTTCAAGCCAAGTTCTTGCGCCTGCTTCTGCAATTCAATCTCAGCCAGCTTGACTTGCGCGATCTGGTCGGCGGTTAGCTTGTTGTTGCTGATCATGTCCTGCACTTGGTCAGGCTCTACGCCAATGGCTTTGGATATAGCTGATACCGCCATGCCAGCTAGGGGGCCACCTAGTGCGGTGGCAATAGTCGGTGCAATCTGTTTGAGCCAGTCCATATTGGTTATCCCTTCAGGTCGAAACTTAGGTTTGCGTGGCGGGGGTACTGAACCACACGCTCCCCTTCTGGACATTTGTACTTGATTGTTGCCAACAGAGTTGCTGATCCAGGCGCAATTTTCTCTTTTCTCACCATTGTCAACTGGTACGTGAAGGTATCAATCTCTGGCCCTGCTGGGCCGCTGAACTTACTGGCGGTAGTGGTCGCCTCATGCACCATGCCTGCGGCATCGCGGACACTAGGCGTAAAACTCTCTACTGAGCAATCATCACGTTTTTTTACCCGAGCCACGGTGACGTTGATGGGCTTGCCGACCTCTGCCATGATCTTGAAATGCTCTGGATGCCACTCAAGAATGGCCCTGTCAAACCATCCAAACTTGTCGGCAAGGGTGTAGCCCCCACCAATGGCTGCAATGCTGGCTGCAACTGCTCCAATGGCTTTGGTGACGTCAATCATTTTTTCCAGAATTGGACAAGTGAATAGACAATAGCTGCTGCTGCCCAGACGCCAACGCCACGGTTAACCCACTGATCGACTTTGCGGTCAACGCGCTGCAATGCAGCATCATGGATGCCAATCTTGACTTCCACGTTTCCGATGCGTTCGCCCTGGGTAGCCTGCCGTTCCTCGAACAAAATCAGCTTGCCAACAGCATCCGTCAGCTTGTCAACCTTGCTCTCTAGGCGGCGGAAATCATCGTCAGTCATCTGAATGTCCCGTTGTTGATAGCATCTAGCAGACGCTTGCCGTACTTCTCCACTGCCGCCTTGGTGATGACGTACTCACCGCCCTGCAACGCCCCGTAGCCATCGTCTGGTGCAGGAGCGCGGCCCATCAGGCGGTCGGGTGTGACCATGCCGCCTTGGTTGTAACCCAGATCAGAAGCAGATTCAGGACTGCCGCCAAATTCACCAGTGCCAACGCCGCCACCAAAACCGCCACCAAAGCCAGCAGGACTGCCACCAAATCCGCCGCCAAAAGTGTCCAAAGCCGTTCCGGTAACAGATGGCTGCGACACTGGTGAACTCATAGCTTCATAAGCCATAGGGGCCAAACTCGTCCCAGTAATACTTGGTTGCTCCATTGGGCCACCAACGGTAGGCCCACTAAAGCCTAGCCTGTCGCCGCTGTCGTCAACGTAATTATCAACGGTTGGCGCATCGTACAAGCCTTTCTCACTCGCCTGAAACCCTTGTCTAGCCACATCCATTGCTGCATTCGCAGGCGCAAGCTGTGAAGCCTCGTAGGCGGACATACCTGCGTTGGCTAACCTTCCAATGTTGAACGCCGTACCAACACCGGGAACCATGCTAAGACCAAAACGCGCGCCGGGAGACATATTGTTATAGAAATCCCGAAAGCTAGACCGATCCTGCGCTGGGCCTAGCCCCATTGGGCCAGATGGCGGGGCGTTACCACCGCCCTGATAGCCCTCGCCACCCATCATGTTCTGCCGCTGACGCTTACGCAGCATCTCGTTGAAAGCATTGAGGTAGTACATATCAAGCCTTGGGTGTTACTGTGGGCCTATCATGGCGTTTTGGTTGGGCTGATTGGTAAATGTTGGCAAACCCATCAAAGAACGCAAAACTGCTTCATTGCTACCAGCCAGCGCGTTAACGCCCGGACGATTGTAAGTTGGGATAGCACGGTTCTGGGCAAACGGAGACATCAAGTAGCTTCGTGCTGCGCCAGAAATAATTTGCGGTGCCAATGCGCCAGCAACAGCGCCCATACCTGCGCCGTATGGGCCGCCTAAAGCGTTGCCGCCTAAACCTCCAACCCCCATGCCAACGGTATTCATCATGGTTTGAGCGCCGGGAGTTCCCATAGTTCCTGGTGGCGTCATAACGGGCCGCGCAATGTTTGCAAAACGCGCTATCAAATCCAAGTCGCCGCTAAAGTATCGGCCTCTGGTCTGCAAATCATTTGCTAATGTTCGCGCATTAACAGACCCGCCACCTTCCACAATTGCATCTTCTACAGAATGACTAATTGCCATTCTTTGCCGAGAAGCGCGGAACTGGTCTAGCATTGCTTGAGTGTTGGGGTTGCCTGCTTGGGTTAATTGCCTTTCAATCTGGTCTTCCAATGCGTTGCTGATAGCGCGTTGAGCCAAACCAACAGAGGCATTGTCACCGCCAGCGCGAATATTTGCTCTGGCTTGTTCTCGCAATGTTCGCGTAGCTCCAATTGCGTCAGCCGAGTTAAATTGACCAACACGATAACTGTTAACCAAATTTAACACTGGTTGAGGAATTGCGCCGGGGAATGACTGTCCGGGGCCAGTGTACGCAGCCAACACATCGTCAAGCGCAGTGTTAAATTGCGGGTCTGTAGGTACAGCGCCAATACGGTTTAATGGCTCATAACCTAGTTGGTATTCGTCCCTACGAATTTGCTGCATATTGGCGCGGGTTAGCGGATCATTTGTGCCAATGCCAGCCGCTCGTCGTGCAAGCCTATCAGTAACTTGTTGGTTTTCAACCGATGCTTGTTGTTGCGTTCGCGTTTTTCCAGCAATACGCTCCAACAAAACATTTTGTACGTTAGGCGTTACGCTCCCAGGAGTTGTCAAATAGCCTTCAGCTTGCGCCTGCCGAATGGTCAAATCACGAACTGCGTTGCGTTGCTGCTGGGCTTGTAAGTTGGCTTGTTGAGCGCGAGCAGCGCCAATGGCAAGCCCAGGCACCGCCATAGACGTAGCAGCCCCAAACAACGGCTCTCCAGTAACTTCAGTAACGGCCTGACCAGCAGCCCCAGCACCACCACCCACAGCAGCCATAGTGCCTGCTGCGCGAGTTTGCCCCATCAACGTAGGCGCAGCGGCGCGTATGGCAGATGCACCGCCCAGCAACCCGCCTGTAGCCCCTTGAATCGTAACGTCCAACCCTCGTTGAAACGGCGTAGTTTCGCCTTGTGGCTGTTTAATAAAGCCAGCACGTTGTAAGGCTGACGCAACAGGTTGCCGAGGTGCTGTTACCTCTGGTGCTAAGTCTGGTCGGCCTGCCGCAGTCATTGCTGTGCCATAGCCCATTTTTGCAAGATTAGCAATATTTTCAGGCGCGGTAAGAAATACATCCGCAGCGCCTGCCAGTGCTTTGTATGGCGCACTGGTAATGATATCCATCGTAGACGCCTCGCGTTTAGGCGCAGGCATTTCAGACGGAGCGGCTTGACCAGCAGCCTTGGCCTCTAGTTCAGCTATCCTACGCAAGGCCATCAATTCTTCGCGGGGATCCATTATTTTTTCCCCCCAACTTGTTTACGCAGTTGATCTAACTCTGCTTGTTCTGCTGAAGACAATCCGCCAGCCGCCGCTGGTGCTGGTGCAGAGTACTTTTTAAGACCTGGGCGATCAAACAGTGACTTGCCACCTTCACCACCAAACCAAGCGTTTTCAGCGCCGTCATAAGTTTTGTTGGTTTTGTACCAGCGATCATAAAAGTTGCGTTGATCAATATCTCGACGCAATAGTTCGCCAGCCATTGACAAAATAAACTCGTTGGCTTGTTTAGTCTTGCCCAACTGCGCTCCAATTTGTTCAATACGGCGAGCGTCCGATTCCGTCTGTGGGCCTTTTTGTTCCAACTGCTTTTGCAACACGGCGCTAATAGCATTTGATTGAAACTTTTGGGTATCAGTAGCAAATTTGGCGGCTTCTGGTACTCCTAACGAGGCCAACACACTAGCGCCTGCGGCAATTGTTTCTTTACCAAAGCCAGTATCAAAACCTTTGTTTAGCGCGTTTAAATTTACCTCAATTGACGGCAGCGTTCTAGCTGCAAGCCCAGCAGCTTTAGCAATGTCGCTATATTGATCAACTAACATCTTACCGCGAGCGCCCTGTTCGGCTCTTTCCGAAACCATAGTTATGTTTGTATTTGCCGGAGGCGCAAACTGAGTTTCTTTTTTAATTGCCGCCAAATAATCTGCGCGTCGTGGATCGCCCGGAGGCATGGCAGCTAGTTCTGATTGAAGTCTAGCTAAAGGGCTTGGCGCTCCTGCCGCAGGAGACAACCTAGCAATGTCTTTATCTAGCCGGTCAATGGTAGCTTTAACGCGAGGGTCTTGATTGGAGAGTGCCGATAGCCTTTCGCGTTGGGTAAGTTTGCTTTGCAGTTCTCCCGATACTGCTGGCGCAACCATAGCATTAGCAGGCGCGGCTGGTGCAGCCATAGCGTTAGCCATTGGCGCTGGTGCAGCAGGAGCCATAGCGTTGGCTTGAGGCATGGCCTGAGTACTACCCATAGCAGTGGCAAATTCTCTAGTGCTGGCTCGTTGTTTAAGCACTGCATCCAAACCCATAGCTTCGTCTTCTAGGTATTTTTGAAATGCAGTGGGTTCATCCGGAACTTCAGCTAAAGCCTGTTCCAACGAACCAAGACGGCTTCTAATTGGGCCAATGTCTGGGTCTGCATATTGCATCTGCACAACTCTACGAGCAGCAGCAGGGTCTTTTGAACGCAGTAGCGCGTCTTTGTAAAAAGCTAATCCTTGTGTGACTACCGCAGCTTTGGCAACCCGTTGCTTATCAGCCTGACCAGCGGCAAACTCCTGCTGGCGCATACCAAACTCTTGCTGTGCTTGGTCGGCTTTCTGCTGGGCCATTGCATTGGCCTGCATTTTCTCTTGGCCTTGTGAGTAGCCCTCAAAGAAATTTGTCGGGCCGCCTTGGTTAAGAAGTCCAAAATTAAGTGCCATGATTAGCGCCCCATGTAAGCAGGATCGTACATACCGCCGTACCCTGGCATTGATACCGGGCCTTGAGAACGCCCATAATTTCCAAACATATTGCTAAACCCACCAGACCCAAAGGCTTTTCCAATGTCGCCGTAGGACGATTGTCTTGCGCGTTCCCCAGCCAGCATAGCGTTGGCAGTGTTATAGCCTTGGTTTTGCATGAGTGGGGCAGAGCCAGTTACAAGTCTTTCCCCTGCTGTGGCTGCTAGTGCATTGGAAGTCGGGCCAAAGCCAGCTACACCAGCGGCGGCATTTCGCGCAACTTCTTGTCGTCCATAGAAATCTTGGAGTGCCCGACCATAATCTTGCGTACCCATCTCTTGGCCGTAACGAGTTGCCGCCTTTAACGCACTTCCAGAAAAAATTCTGCCTTCTCGCGCTGCTGTTCTGTCCAATAATTTCTGGCCTTCTGACAACCGAAACGCATAGCCTGGGTCAGTTCTAAAATCAGCCATCGTAAAGGGCCGAACATACTCGCCGCCTGCGGCAATGCCTTTTAGGTAGCCCGGAAGCGCATTGACGCCTGCTTGATAGTACGGTTGCTGCCTAGCAATGCTTTCATCGTACATCCGTTGTTGCAACGCCAAAGCACGGTCGCTAGACGCATTTGCAATCTGCGCCGCCTCACGCGCAGCACCCGTTGCCCCGCCGCCGGTAGCCTCATCAAGACCACCGCCAAGGGCAGCGCCCAGAGCAGTGCCTGCCGCTGACTCATTGCCAAGAAAATATCCCGCCGCAGCGCCTAATAGTTGACCCCAACCCATAATCGTTCTCCTTGTTACCTAACCTAAGTCGCAGGAGTTTGCGCTGTAAGCAAACCGTTTGTAAAAGTCATGCTGCCGTTTGCGCCGAGTGCAGTCAGTTTAGCAGTCACGATTGTGGCGCTAACGCCAGCAGTGGAAGTGCCTGTCCCGCCATTGGCTATTGGCAGGATACCACTGACTTGCGTAGTCAGACTCACCCCACTCAGCGTACCACCAAGGGTCAAGTTGCCTGCTGTGGTGACCGTACCTGTCAGCGTGATGCCGTTGACCGTGCCAGTGCCGCCTACGCTGGTCACCGTGCCAGCACCCAAGTTGGCCCTAGCTGCTGCGGCTGTCGTAGCGCCAGTGCCGCCGTTGGCTATTACCAATGTGCCTGCCAGCACCACCGCGCCAGTTGTTGGGCTGCTGGGGGTAAACCCAGTTGTTCCTGCGCTAAAACTTAACAGGCCGCTAGATGCCACGGTTATCGTCCCTGCGCCGTTGGTCACAGTAATGCCAGCGCCAGCAGTCAAGGTGTTAAGCGTGTAGCCCGTGCCGTTGCCAATCAGCAGTTGGCCGTTGGTCGGAATAGTGCCTAACCCCGTGCCTCCGTTGATGACCGGCGTGATACCAAGGCCAGAGCCGGTGATGGTGTAGACGTTGTTGAGCCAACGAAACCATTGGGTTGTGATCTGACCGTCTTGGGTAAACATTACCCGAGGCGCAGGGATTTGGGTGACGTTTGCCATATCAACTTGACGTTGGACTTAACACCAACTCAGCGCCCATAATGGCGATCTTTACTGGGTCAGTACCGCTGACCTCGTAGACCCGATCCCTAGACGAACCAAGCCGCCGCCAGAACGTGCGGTATCCAAACTCACCAATCTTGCCCATGCTAGTCCAATGCTCACTTGACCAGGTGTGACCGCTATCGTCGCTCCAGCGCAGCATAACCTGCGGGTTGTAGCCTGGTGTGGCTAGGAATGATTCGGTGACAATATCCGCGCCGTCAATGTCTGGGCCGGTGTAGGCAAAAGTCACCAAGTTCTCACCCGGCAAGCCCAAAGACGGTTCAGTGATGATTTCAAGGCCCGACTCGGTTGCCAGATATTCCCAATCAAACTCAGCAATCAGTTGGTAGCTTGGCCCTGCTGGTGGGACGTTTGCCGACTCAGTAAGGATGCCGTCAGCAGTTTGTTCTGGCGTGACGCCCAGCCCTACGCCTGTTTCAGCGTCAAGTTGCAAGGTGTGGTGGGCTGTGCGTTTTAGGTTGTTCTGGCCTGACGGCAGCGCCCTCCATGAGCGTAGCCACTTTTGGATGCCGCCGTTGTCTGCGTACACATCCAAGTCAAAGGCATAGATGTTGCCGTTAACGTAATCACCAACCAAAATCTCACTGTTGAACGCTATCTGGCAGTTTGACCTGTGGCGCATGAACAGGCCGTTGTCAAACCCAGCACGTTCGTGCCACGCCTGCGTAGACACATCGTAGACCCAAGTGGCGTTGCCGGTGGGAAATGTCAGGACGTAGAAAGCATGGCCTTCTTGCTGGTAAGTGTAGGCAATAGCGTCAGAAATGTCGCCGTACTGGGCAATGGCAAACTCAATGGCGTGGGTGCTGACCCGAGTGCCGGTGTAGCCATTGGCCCGGTAAACGATGCCTTGGCCTCGCGCATCTGCGCCTAGCCAGAAGATGCCGTTGTCCAGCTTGGCAACAGAGAAGGTTGCAGCGCAGCCAATCTCATTGAACGCGCCCTGAATGCGGGTCATGGGGAAGTCGGCAGCGCCAGAGTCGTACCAGACCTCGACTGAGTTAGTGCCAAACAGCCAAATCTGCCCGTGGTCAATGATCATACTGACCAAACCGTCAGGCGAACCCTCGGCACTGGCAAAGTCAAGCGGGTCAACGGAAGATCCATCTAGCAGTTGCGTTACCCAGAATACCTGGCTGTTTGGTTGGATGAAGACAAAGTAACCGTCCAAGTAGCCAACTACCAACGCGCCAGCAAAATCAACGTCTGTGATCTGGGCAAAGACTGCCGTGCTGCTGTTGTAAATGTACCCCGGCCCATTGGCTGCGATAAACAACTGAGTGCCGTTGTCGCTCATGCTGACCGGGCCAGTGCCTGCTACCGTGCCGCGCAAGGTGGCTACATAGGCCGTGGTGAGGCTGTAGAGTTCCGTGCCACTAACCACATAGGCAATGCCGTTAAACGTCCACAAGCCCCGTATTGGCCCTGTCCCAACCGTCACCAGCAAGTCAAGCCCAGGCGCTCGGTTCAGAAACCCGCCTGTCTCCCCTCCGTCTGGGACAATTTCTGGGAACAGGTTGACCATCCTGTTATCCGCAGCATTGACGCTACGGGCAACATAGGCCGAACCAAGGATAGGCGATTTCATTAAGCAGCTACAGCTTTGATAACGGCAAAGTTAAAGACCGGCGTTTCAGTGGTCGTGCCGCCAGTAGTGCGAAATGTGAGATTAAAACTTCCTGCCGCCACTGCCGTCACCATCAAGTCGTACAGATCCGTTCCTGACTTTTGGTTCAAGATGATGACATCTGTTGCCGCTACAGTGCTGTTGGTCACGGTAAAGGTTGCCGCAGTCGTTGTTCCTGCTGCGCTAAATAAGGTGATTGCGCCTGTGGTTTTGTTCAGCGTTACACCTGTGGTGCGGCTGGTTGCTTGGGTAACAGCACCGCCAGCGCCTGTTGCGTAGCCAACGCCTGCCGTGCCAGAGGATGTAATTGCGCCCGTTGCTGCCAAACTTGTTCCGGTGGCTGCGCCAATTACTGGTGTCACCATAACCATGCCCGTGCTGGTACAGGCGCTGATGTTGCCGCTGGTCACCGTCCCCAAAGCTGGCGTTACCATTGTGGGGCTGGTAAACAACAGGGTCTTGCTGATGCTCTTGGTCGTGCCAGCTTGGACAAACGGAACAATGTCGGCAGCGTTGATGACGGTAGCAACGGGCAGACCGGAGATGGCAACGGTAGTCATAAAATTATCCTAGCAGTTATGCTATACTTCCATTTAACTTAAATGGAGATAGACTATGGAAATATGGAAACCTATTTTTGGGTACGAAAATTTTTACGAAATCAGCAATCTTGCCAACGTGCGGCGTGTTGGTAGGGCTAAAAAACTTGACGCCACAAAAATTCCCGCTGCAAAACAAATGTTTGAAAACGGTGCGTTGCTTCGAGAAGTTGCAGAATTTCTTGGCACTAGCAATGCTACCGCCAGCATGATTAAAAATGGAAAAACTTGGAAGGGCGACGCTGCGTACAGAAAAGTCAAAACATCTGTTGGCTCTGACCACTATTTGCGTTTTGCTGCGTGTAAAAATGGAAAATATACCAAAGTTGGAGTTCACAGGGCTTTGTGGGAAGCTTTTGTTGGGCCTATTGAAGGTCGGTTGGAAATCAACCATAAAGACCTTAACCGTGTCAATAACTGCCTTGACAATCTGGAACTTCTTACCCATCAACAAAATATTCAACACGCAATTGACGCCTACAAAGCCAAAGGACTGTTGCGTGCGGTAAAAGGAACCAAAGGATTTATTGCTGGAAAACATAGTGTTTATGATAACAAGTGACTACATATTGCCAGCGTAAATGTTGTAGCGTTGACGATTGGCAACTATGCCGTAGGGCATTGCCATTACATCGTCAGGGTTGTTGATGCGCTTGATGTTGCGCTTGGAGGTCATAGCAATTCGTTGCACCTGTGGGCTTGGCTCGACGCCAAACTCGGCGGCAATCTCACAGGCCAAGTTGAACCTAAAACATCGTAGGTAGCCTGGAGGGAAAGACAGCGTAGTCGCCAGCACTGCTGGCTGCGTCAATTCTTCCACCGACACGATGTGCCATTCCAGTGGCGCAGTAGGCACAGGGTACACCGTCATCGTAATGTCGGGGTAGCCCATGTTGACATACAGCACTTGCGGGTAGGTGCTGGTCGTGTTCTTGACAGCAATGCCGTTGTACTGCTGCTCGTTGATTATTTTGATGCCATACGAAGTACCGTTTGAGGTATCTTTGAAGTAGGTGGCATCGTCAACCAAGACGGGCCGGTTGCCCACAAAGTTACCTGTTGGGCCTAACGTGCGTGTAGCTTGATTTACAGGCCAAGTGAACACTTGGTCTTGCGTTGTGAACACCGACAAACGCTCAGTGTTCCATGAGTCGATCATCTGATTCATTGCTGACAGTGCGTCAGCAGAGGTAGCGGCTGAAGGTGTCTCCGCCTCTGCCAACATCCCAATCAGGCGTAACGCCCCGTTTATCTGGTCGCCAGCAGATGTGGTCATACCTATGCTCCTGCGTCAATAACCTCAACTCGGGGCCTGCCACGGGGACGTTTCATTTCGTTCACCGTGACAGGCTCTGCATCTACATCAAACCTCACCCAGCCGTTTTTTTCGTCATAAACGGCTTCTGCTTCCATACACGCAACTTTTGTCCCATGCACGGGGTGACGTAAGTAAATGACTGCCATCTAGCTTACTTCAAAAAGGCCGAGTAAGCAGCATCGCCAGTTTTCACAAAACGGTAGGTGTGTGCGCCATGACGGCCCACGGTTACCGAACCAAAAATTGTGATACCTGTGCCGGTTGTGACCGGAACAGTAGAAGAAGCACCAGAGTTGTTGTCGTTGCAAATAGTTAGATCAAAAGACGAACCAACTTTTGCGCTTGTGATAGCTGCGTCAAGCAACGCTGCGGTAGGCAGCGTTACAGTCAACGTAGCATCCGAGGATTTTTTGCAAACAACCAAACCAACTGCCACTTGATCCGCAGTCAAAGTTGTGTCGCCGGTCAAAGTAGCTGGGATGGTTTGAACCCCCATTACTGCTTCAAGTAGGTTGCCGTCACCAAGTTGTTGACCGCCTGCACCATTAGGGAGAGCCATGATAATTTCCTTTCAAATGAGTTAGATCAACCCCACAGACGGCAAGCCATCTGAGGACGAATAGTGCTAAAACCGTAGAGTACGTCAATACGGCAAGGCATACGGTCGTTGTTGATGTCGTAATCACGAATAATACGCAAACTAATACCGTTATGCACCGCACGAGCAGCCATATCTACGCCGGTTGGCAAGACCAAATCTGCCGTAGCAAACGCAATGGCGTCCTTGTGGTAGATCATGTTTTGCGGATAGGCAGTAGATGCTGTACCAACAAAGGTCACGGCAGCGTTATCAGCGGGGAAGCTGTTAACGGTAGCCAAGGCGCTTGTGCTGGTGTAGATCGGTGGGCTGATTGCCATGTTTGCCAAAGCATTGCTAACGCCAGTTTGTGCGGCGGTCACAACAAATTGCTGTAGCGAACCAGTTGACTCACGGGTCTGTGGGTTAACTGCAAACACGTTTGCAATCGTAAACACATCACCAACAGTCACTGTGTCAGTCGCACCAGTAAGGCCGTCAATGCTGATGGTCGATTGGCCTTGGGTGCTAACAGCACCGTTAACCAAAATCGTACCAGCACGAGAGCCGGTGGTGTGAACCTTGATGGATTGGCTCATGTTGATTTCGTCAAAGCCCAACACGCCAGTACCCATCATGCCGTTCTTAAACTGTTTGCTGATGGTGTCGGTGGGATTAAAGAAACCAGACAGGCCGTTGACCAAGCCAGCGTTAGCAGCAGGGTTGACGGTAGCGTAGCGAGGAGCCATACCAGCAGCCGATTCGTTGAGTTTCTGCTGCGCTTGCAACAGAACCAAAGCGGTAGCGGGAGAAGTGCCGGGAGTGCCTACGGTGTTGAAAATGGCTTTGTAGGCATTAGCAACGTCAGCGTCAATGCTGGAGGCCAACTGCGAGATACGGGGCTTGAGAACCCGCTCTGCAAAGTCATCCAACTGCAAAGTCAACTCAGCGGTGGTGAAGTTTACACCAATGTGCTTTTGGGTAGAAACCGTCAGCGTGGTGCTTTGCTCGGCATCGTCCTGCACTTGCAGGGCTGCACCGTCAGTCACCAGAGCGCGATCAGGCAGGCGGATACGCAGGGTAGAGCCGATTTTGGCACCGTTAACAGCAAAGCTGTCATCGTACTGTCGGTTCACGTTGCGGGTGATTACCAGGTTGTTCTCAAGAATCTCAAGAGCCTTCCGAGTAATCATGTCAATGGTAAGAATACTGTTAGCCACGATTTTTCCTTAGAAAATAAATTAAAACTTTCGCGCCTGCAACGCTTTCATTTGTCGCGCTCTGTCGGCCTCAATCCACTGGCTGGCACTCATGGTCTTGATAGACCGTGGGTCAGTTGTGTCAAAAGACCCAGAACCCACCCCTCGGGCGGTGACTGGTGAAATCGGTTCAGGCGCACCAGAAGTGCGCTTTTGGACGGGGTTCTCGGCTAACCTAGCCTCAAGCCGTCCAATCTCTTTAGCCTGCAAAATAGGCGCTAGTCGAGAAATACGATCTGCCTCTTTCGGATTTGAGCCAAGGTGATAAACCAAGTCAGGCCCAATGTCCGACGATTGAATCGTCTGTGCCATCACGGTTGTAATCTTCAGGCTGGGGTTGTAGGCAACTTGTTCAAAATCGCTGTACTTAGCCCTAGCCGTTTCTTCACGCTCGTGATACCCATCAAGAATCTCAGCTTGCTGTTTCTGGAGTTCCCGCTGCTCAATCAGTTTGTAAGCCTTGGCTTCTGCGTAAGCATCAACCGACTCAAACTGATCTTGCGGGGGCAAATCCACTGCCACTGCTGGCGCAGGCTGTCGCTCTCGTTCCCACTTTCGCTGCTCTCTTGCGAGGCGTTTACCAATAGCGGCGTCAAGTTCCTCTTGCGAGAATGTCTTAGCTGCTACTTCCGGCGTTTCAACTACAGGTTCTGGAGTAACCGCCGTGGTTTCCAGTTCCGGCGCGGGGGCTAATTCCGCTACTTGCTCTA